GGTGACTCGCCGGCCCGCATCGCCACGGTACTCGCGGTCGCCACGCGGGCGGTCGACGACTACACGCACCGCAACTTCACGGTGCCGACGGCGGCGACCGCCCGCGTGTTCGCCGCGCCGGACAACGGCGACGACGTGCTGTACACGCACGACATCGCCAACACCATCGGCCTCGTGGTCGTCGACAACGGCACCGCGCTGGTGAACGGCACCGACTTCCAACTCGAGCCGCTGAATGCCGTCTGGCCGAACGGCGCCGTCGGCGCCTACACGTCGCTCCGGCGGATCGCCGGGGCGTGGACGATCGACTCGCGCCGCGCGGCGAAGATCACGGTCACCGCCCGCTGGGGCTGGCCGGCGACGCCCGAGGGTGTCGTCGAGGCGACGCTCCTGATCGCCGCGGACCTGTGGAACGCGAAGGACGCGCGCTTCGGCGTGCAGTCGTTCGTGGATGGCGGCTACGCCCGTGTGCGTGAGAACGCGATGGCGTGCTCGCTGCTCGACCCGTACGTGTCGTACGCCCGGGCGGGGATCGCCTGATGGCGCTCGACCTGCGGGCGATCATGGGTGCCCTCGCCGGCCAGATCGAGGCGGGGCTTGCCGACCGCACGGTGACGGTGCGCGGGTTTCGCACATTCGGTGTCCCGCTGCCGGCGGTGCTGATCGAGCTCGCTGACGCCGACGCCGTGGAGTACCACCGCACGATGTCGCCGACGCGCGTGGGCGACATCGACGTGCGGGTGTCGATGTTCGTCAGCGCCGAGGGTGACGACCAGCTGTTGCTGGCGATGCTGTCCTCGGGCACGACGTCGGCGGGTTCGACTGTCGATGCCCGCAACTCGGTCGTCGATGCGATCGAGGCGGACCCGACGCTCGGCGGTGTGGTCGCTTCGGCGATCGTGACCTCGGGCCGCTCGTTGTCCGGTGTCGTGACCTTCGGCGATCCGGCCGGTACCGCCTCGCTTGCGTGGGGCGCCGAGCTGGACGTCACCATCTACTGCAACCGGAGCTGACCCCCATGGCCGTCGCCCCTGCCGTCAACGCCAAGCTTGTGCTCGGCTCCTTCGACCTCTCGCAGCTCACGCAGTCGGCCGACTGGGGCGCCGAGTACGACGAGCTCGACATCTCGTCGATCGGTGGTGGTGGGTTCGCCGCGAAGGCCGTCGGGCTCGCCGCCTACTCGCTGACCATGAACGTGTATCAGGACTTCGCCGCCAGCGTGAACGACTACCTGCGCACGAACCTCGGTAGCGTGCAGGTTGCGTCGCTCGCCTACCTCGGTGACACCGCCGGGAACGATGCCGAGCTGGCCCGTGGCCTGCTGAACGGTCACCGGGTGTTCAACGCCTCGGTCGGTCAGGTGCCAATGGTGAACCCGCACCTCGCCGGTGCGGGGCTCACGGTGGCCCGCGGGAAGGTCGTGGCGTCGTCGGCGACGGCGATCACGGCGACCGGGAACACGGTCGGTCAGCAGCTGATCGCGGTGCCCGCCGGCCAGAACCTGTACGGCGCGGTCCACGTGCTGTCGGCCTCGGGTACGACGCCCTCGGCCACCTTCCAGATGCAGTCGAGCACGACACTCGGCGGCGCCTACACGAACCGCGGCGCCGCCTCGTCGGCGTTCACGGCGCCGGGCTCGACGATGCTCGCCGCGGCCGGCGCGATCACCGACACGTTCTACAGGCTGCAGTACACGATCGCGGGCACCACGCCGTCCTTCAGCGTGCTCGCCGTGTTCGCCGTCGCCTGACCTCGCAGCACCCCCAACCAACCGAGCCCCCGCGCCGTCGGCCGGGGGCTCTTGCGCGTCACCAAGGAGCCTCCTATGGCCGTCACTCCCGCTACCGGCTGGTTCTTCCAGGTCGCCGCCGCCACGACGGGCGGCACTGCGCCCGGCTTGTCGACGGCGCCGACCGGCTGCGCCCTGTCGTCGCCCGTCGATCTGTCGTCGTGGGTGACGGCGATCGACGCCGGCCCCGAGTACGAGGAGCTGGACGTCACGACGTTCGGCTCGGGCGGGTTCAAGGCGTTCGCCGCCGGGCTCGTGATGGGCACGGCGTCGATCTCCTTCCTGCAGGACTACGCGGCGTCGGCGCCGAACGCGGTGCTCGGCCTCGGCGGCACGCTCGCCCCGGGGAACACGACGTACTACGGCGAGATTCGCCCGACGTCGGGCGCTCGGTCGACGACGAACCCGGCCTTCGTGTTCGCGTTCAAGAACCGCGGCATCCGGACCTTCAACGCGAGCGTCGGCCAGATCCCGACGTTCACGTTCACCCCGTCGGTGACCGGCGGGTTCGGCCAGCTCGTCGCCTGACGGTGGCGACCACGGTCGTCAGTGTCCGCGGGCTCAAGGAGCTGCGCCGTGACCTGCGGGCGGTCGAGGATGTCGACGGCGCGAAGCAGGTACGCCGGGCGCTCTTGACCGCCGCCGAGATCGTCGCCGCCGAAGCGCGCTCGAGGGTGCCGGCCAGGACGGGCCGGGCGCGCGGGTCGATCAAGGCGGGCGCCTCGGGCAACCGGGCGTACGTCGCCGGCGGCAAGCGTTCGGTCGACTACTACGGCTGGCTCGACTTCGGCGGGCGCACGCCGCGCCAGGGCCAGCAGCGCCGCGTCGGCCCGTGGGCGCGTTCGGGCCGCGGGCCCGAGCAGGGGCGCTTCATCTACCCCGCGTTGGAGGCCTCGCGGGCCGACGTGATCGACGCGGTGTCTGCCGGTCTCGATCAGCACCTGGCGGCGCGCAACCTGTGAGGCGGGTGCCCTGTGGCGAAGAAGCGTGAGGTCAGCGTCGACATCGTTGTCGACTCCTCGCAGGCGCAGACTGCGCTGCAGAAGTTCACCGCGTCGCTGGAGAAGGCCGGAGGTGCCGGCGAGACGTCGAGCGTCAAGGTCGGTCAGATCGGCAAGGCAGTCAACTCCGCCGCTGACGAGACAGCCGCGGGTGGCGGGCGGTTCGCGAACCTGTGGCAGTCGCTGCGGAGGAACGTCGGTTCGTCGATCGACGACATGGCCAAGGACCACAAGATCCTCGGCGGGGCGATGAAGGATCTCGGCATCACCGGCGAGTCGGTGATGGCGAAGGCGCTGCCAGCCGCTGCGGCCGGCGGTGCCGCTGCGGTCGGCGTGTTCGTGGCGAAGGCGATCACGGGCTTCTCCCAGCTCGTGACGCAGACCGACAAGCTGTCGACGGTCAGCAACCTCTCGGCGCAGGACGCGTCGCGCTGGATCGAGGTCGCTGGCGATTGGGGCGTGTCGGCCGACCAGCTGACGACGACGTTCGGGAAGCTCGGCAAGGCGATCGGCGCCAACCCCGTCGTGCTCCGCGAGTACGGCATCGAGCTGGCCAAGACCAAGACCGGCCAGGTCGACATGGGCGCGACAATGAACAACGTCCTCGACGCGATCGGCCAGCAGGCCGATGCGACGCGCAAGGACGAGATGGCGCAGAAGCTGCTCGGCAGGTCGTATGCCGAGCTGGCGCCGCTGATCGCGCAGACTCGCACGGAGCGCGAGAAGGCGCTGGCCGGCGTGAATGCGTCGAAGGTAGTGACCGAGGCCGAAATCAAGGCCAACCGCCAGTGGAAGCAATCGCTCGACTCGATCGGTGACGCGGCGAGCGACACGAAGAACGCTGTCGGCAAGGTGCTGCTGCCCGAGGTCGAGAAGTACACCCACGCCGTCTCCACTGCCGCCAAGGGCGTGTCGTCGGGCGTCGACTGGCTGATGAAGTTCAGCGGGGCGAATGACGAGGCGGCCGACAAGGCCGAGCAGCTGTCGACGTCGGTCGCCGGCCTCGCCGAGACGCACCGTGAGAACGCTCGCGCCGTCCACGACTCGTCGATCGAGACCGAGCGCGCAACGGCTGAGCAGGCGCTCGCCGACGAGCAGGTGAAGGATCTCAAGCGGTCGGTCGAGACCTACGCGAAGGCGGAGCAGGATGCCCGCCGCTCGATCCAGGACCGCACCCGCGCGACGCAGGAGGCGATGGGTTCGGGCCGCGATTGGAACCGCGGGCAGCTCGACCTGATCCAGGCCGAGAAGGACGTCGCGCAGGCGATGCGTGACTCCGAGCAGCAGCAGGGTCGCAACCGCGAGGCGAACCTCAAGGCGGCGCTGGCCGGCGAGGAGCTGCGCGGCAAGATCGCCGATCTCGGCAAGGCGTTCGCCGACATGAAGGGCGTGGCGCAGACGTCGACGGAGTACATCCCGACGCAGATCGCCGGCCTCAACGAGCTGAAGGCGCAGTTCCCCGAGCTCGCGAAAATCATCGACGAGTACATCGCCAAGCTGGCCGCGATCCCCAGGACTATTACGACCGAGGTGTCGGTCGATCCGTCGGGCGGTCGTGGGGCGCCGGGCTACGGCAACGGCCCGTTCCAACGGATCGGCGCCGGTGGCGGACCCTCGCAGTTCGCGAGCTTCGGCGGGCCGGCGGGCGGAGGCGGCGTGACGATCATCGTGAACGCCCTCATGGATGGCCCCGAGGTGGGGCAGCGGGTGCTGGAGTCGCTCGCGGCGGCGAACCGCTCGGCGGGGGCGACGATCCCGGCCCGCCTGATCGGGAGCTGAGCCGATGGCTGCCTGGTTCGACGGCGTTGACCTCAAGGTAGAGATCGCGTTCGGCGCCGGGCCGGGTTCGGCGCTGGGCACCGGCGGGTGGACCGACGTGACCGCCTACGTCCGGTCGATCGACATCGGCCGCGGTCGCGCCTACGAGCGTGACACCTTCCAGCCGGGGCGCACCTCGGTGGTGCTCGACAACCGGGACCGTCGGTTCGACCCCGAGTACTCGGGTTCGCCGTACGCGCCGAACGTGCTGCCGCTCAGGCAGCTCAAGGTGACGATGACCTACTCCGGCACGCCGTACACCCGGTTCGTCGGCTACGTGCAGGGCTGGCCGCAGTCGTGGGATGACCAGGCGAACGTGGATTCGACGGTCACGGTGGTGGCGCTCGACTGGCTGTCGGTCGCCGCGCTCGCCGCGCTACCCGACGACGTGTACGCGGCGACGGTGAAGGCAGACGCGCCCTTCGCCTGGTGGCGGCTTGGCGAGCAGGATGGCACTACCGCGTTCGACTCGTCGGGCAACCTGCGGATTGGCACCTATCTCGGCGGAGCGACGTTCAACGCCCGCGCCGGAGTGGTTCCCGGTTCAACGAACAGCGCCATCCGGTTCGACGGCATCGACGATGCCGCGAGGGCGCAGGTGCCGGTCATCCCGCAGGCCTATCCGCTCACGGTCGAGTTCTGGATTTCGTCGCCAACAACCGGCCTGTCGGCCAACACGTTTTGGGTGTCGATGTCCGATGGTCTCGGCCGGTCGATCCAGATCGGGTTGTCCGGGTCGTCGAGTGTCGCGGGTGCCGACAAGCTGTACGTGGAGACGGCCGACATCTCGGCGATCGGGATCGCCGGGGCGTCGCTCGTCGCGTTCAGCAATCCGGTGACGTCGGGCGCCCATCACATCGCGATGACCCTGACGGCTATCGGCGCCTACACGATGTACGTCGACGGTGTCGCTGCGACGGTCAGCTTCACGGGTGGCGCAGGATCGGTCGGCTCGTCGTTCCCGCTGCCGTTGCTCTCCGTGAGCCCAGCCGGTGGTGCGGTCACTCTCGACGAGTTCGCGAGCTACTCGTCGTCGTTGTCGGCGGCCCGCATCCTGGCGCACGCGCAGGCGAGTACGACGGGTGCGGGTGAGACGGTGAGCGCCCGCATCTCGCGGCTGATCACCGATTCGGGCTCGACGATTACGACGGCGCTGGAGTCGTCACAGCAGACGGTGCAAGCCACGTCGTACGCGAGCGCACCGCTCGGCGCGGCGCTCCAGGTGCTCGCTACGACCGAGCAGGGGCGCCTCTTCGTCGACCGCTCGGGCTCGCTGGTGCTGCACACCCGATACCACGACCTGTTGAACGCCACGCTCGTCGTGGTGCCGTCCGATGCGACGGGGGCAACGTTCCGGTACTCGGCCCTCGGGCACGACTACGACGCTCGATGGGTGGTCAACGACGCGACGGTGACCCGCTCCGGCGGTGTCGCCCAGCGGGTGACCGATGCGACGAGCATCACCGCCTACGGCACCCGCTCGGCGTCGGTGTCGGGCACCCTCGGGCAGTCCGACGCCGAGGCCGCCGACCTCGCCGCCTACCTGGTGCAGCGCAACAAGGCGCCGACGTCACGGTTCCCGTCGATCGAGATCCGCCCGCGGGCGAACACGGCGGCCTGGGCGCCCGTCTGCGGTGTCCTCGACATCGGCTCCAAGGTGTCGGTGGTGCGGACCCCGCAGGGGATCGGCTCGGCGATCGGCAAGGACTTGATCGTTGAGGCGATCACCGAGCGGTGGACCCGCGAAGGCGAGTGGGTCGTCACGTTGCAGACCTCGCCGGTGGACACCGCCAACGGCAACTTCCTGGTGCTCGACGACCCCACCAAGGGGCAGCTCGACGCCAACCGACTCGGCTTCTGACGCCGACGATCACGACGGAGGGCCGATGGCCTGGACCGCACCCAAGACGTGGACCGTTGGCGAGATCGCCACCGCCGCGAATCTCAACACGCACATCCGCGACAACGAGCTGTGGTTGGGCACCCGCAAGGGTTTTCGCCTGCGTCGCGTAGCAGCGCAGTCGATCCCCAACACGGGGACCGCGACCGCGATCTCGTGGGACACCGAGGATAGCGACACGGACGCGTTCGGGTCAGTCCCCGGCACCACCTACACGGTCCCGACAGGGCTTGATGGCGTCTACGGGGTGACGATGCTCGGCATCTCGTCGTCGTCGTCGCTGGGCACCATTGCCGGCATACGGATAACGACGGCCGGCGGCCTCAACTTTGACAGCGGATTCACTCCTGGCACGGGGGTAGCCACGGTGACCATCATCCTGCCGCTGTCCTCTGGCAGCACGATCGTTTGCTCGGCCTTTCAAAATGGCGCAGCGGCGATCAACTTCTCTGGGTCGCTCTACGTGCATTGGCTAGGTCGATAATGCCCGGCGACGAGGTGACGCTCGGCGAGGTCGCGCGCCGCATGGAGCGGTTGGAGGGCCGGCTCGACGCGCTCGAGGACCGGTACCGGCGGACCGGCTGGATGATCGGCCTGGCGATCGCCGCGCCGTTCATCTCGTCGCTCGCCGCTGCCGTCTTGAAGGGTACGCCGTGAGGACGCCGTGGCTCGCCCGCCGATGGGCGCCGTACGCCGTCGCCGCCGGTCTCGCCGTCTCGTCGGGATCGACGGTGGCGGTGAACACGTGGCAGGTCCGCCAGGTGGCCGAGCGGGTCCGTTCGCGGGACGCGACGATCGACCGCCTGGCGACGCAGGTCCGGACGCTCGGCGCCACCCCGGTGCTCGACGGTCGTCCGGGTGACACCGGCCCGCAGGGCCCGCAGGGGCCCGCTGGCCCGCCAGGCCCGCAGGGGCCGACAGGTGAGCCCGGGAGCGCCGGACCGAAGGGCGACACCGGGTTGCCCGGCCCGGCCGGTCCCGTCGGTCCTGCGGGCGCGCAGGGGCCTCAGGGCGACCGTGGTGCGCAAGGTGTTGCCGGTCCTGCCGGCCCGGAGGGTGTGCAGGGTCCGCGTGGCGACGCCGGCCCGCAGGGCGTCCAGGGGCCGGCCGGCCCGCAGGGTGCGCCCGGGTGCATCTCGCGTCCTGTCGACCCGGCCGACCTCGCCGGCCCGTGGGAGTGCCAGCCGTGACCCCCAGCCGTCTCGACCACGTGATCGCCATCGCCCTGATGGTGCTCGGCGTCGTGCTCGGCGTCATCGGCGTGCGGCTCCTCATCGCCGCCCGCTGATCCCCCCCCCGCAACCCAAGGAGCACCCCCCTGCTCGACGTCTTGGCCCGCTCGCGCAAGGCGATCGTCGCCGCTGTCGTCGCCGGCGCCGTGACCTACGGCGCCAAGCACGGCATCGACCTGTCCGACTCGGCGGCCAACGTGCTGACTGCGCTGCTCACCGCGCTGTCGGTGTGGTTCGTGCCGAACAAGGCGGCGTGAGCCGATGATCCCTGTCGCCTGCCCCGAGTGCGCCGAGTCGTCGGAGATCGTCGACCCGAACGTGCACGGCATGAGCCTCGCCGGTGTCACCACCGAAGGCGTCGAGGTGTTCGCCACCGTCGAGATCGACCAGACCGACGTCGCCTGTCCCGCGTGCGCCCACGTGTGGACCGTCCAGCTCACCACCACCAACATCGAGGAGACGCCGTGACACTCAGCCAAGGCACGACCACGCCCACCGGCGGCCTGTTCCTGAAGGTGATCCGTGGGGCGATCCCCGAGTTCGACCGCCCGACGGACCCGCGGTGGCGTGACGTGCGCGAGCATGCCATGCCGCGCCGCGACCTGTCGCCCGAGGTGAACGCCTGGCGCGAAGCGAACCTGGCGCGCCTCGTGCCGCAGTTCGCCCGGCTGACGGTCGCCCGCGCCGCGCAGAAGGTCCACCAGATGCCGTTCATGTACGGCTCGCTCTGGCTCACGGTGCTTCGTGGTGACGGCCGGGTCGATGACCTCGGCCTCGCCTCGCTGCGGCTCGTGACGTCGGCCGGCGTGAACTACATCTGCGCGGACATCGCCGGTGGCGCGTCGGATTCGAACCTGTTCAAGTTCCACGGGTTCGGCACGGGCGCGGCGGCCGAGGCGACGGGCGACACGGCGCTCGGCACCGAGGAGACCACGCAGTACAACCCGGATTCGACGCGTCCGACGGGCTCGCAGTCGTCAGCGACGAACACCTACACGACGGTGGCGACCTACTCGCCGGACTCGGGTGGCACGCGCGCGATCACGGAGCACGGCATCTTCACGCAGGCGGCGACGGGTGGCGGCACGCTGCTCGACCGGTCGGTGTTCGCCGCCGTGAACCTCGTCGCCGCGTCGGACTCGCTGCAGGCGACCTACGTGCTCACGGTCCCGTCGGGCGGCTGACCGGATGGCGGCGAACCCTGTCTTCACTGTCCCGACCAACGCGATCGCGATGGCGAACGTCTCGGCCGCGAACACGGCGCGAGACGGCACCGGCACGATCGTCACGCTGGTGACGGCGGCGACGGCCGGCACGCAGGTCGCCGGCATCACGTTCCAGGCGACCGCGACGACGGCGGCGGCGCAGATGCTGGTCTGGCTGTCGTCGGACAGCGGCACCACGTGGCGTCTGCTCGATGAGCAGACCGTCACGGCCGTCACGCCGTCGACCACGGCCCGCGCGTTCAACGCTCGCTGGACGCCGCCCGGTGGCGTGCTCACGCTACCCAGCTCGACCTGGCGCCTCGGCGTCACGTCGACGGTCGCCCAGTCGGTCAACTGCATCGCCCACGGCGTCGGTGGCGGTGACCTCACGTGACCCTGACCCTGCTCCGCCCGACGTGGCAGGCGATCGCGATCGACGGCGGTTTCTGGTGGCCGGCGCGCAACCTGACGGTGCGCGGCTGGTTCGATGACTTCGACCCGGAGGTCGAACTCGACCGGTGGCTCGTCGCCTGCTGGCGGGCGTCGGTGGCCCCGTTCTGCGGGTACCCCGGCCAGGCGCCCGGCCCGCAGACCGGGCAGGACATGTGGCCCGACGTGCAGGTGTTCCTGCCGGCGGTCCGTTCGGTGACGATCGACGGGACGAGCCAGACGGGCGCCGACCTGGTGGGCGCCTGGCGCAAGCCGGCGTACGGCCGCAGCGTCGAGATCATGGGGGTTGGCGGCGGCGGTGGCGGTGGTTCGGGTGCCAAGACGGCCTCGGCAACCGCGAACTCTGGTGGTGCCGGTGGTGGTGGCGCGGCGTGGGCGCGCGTGCCCCTCGATGCGCTCGACCTGCTCGACCAGGTGCCGCTACGCGTTGGGCGCGGCGGCCCCGGCGGTGCTGCGCAGGCGGCCAACTCGACAGCCGGCGTCGGCGGCACGACGGGTAGCTCCACGATCTTCGGCTCAGCCACCTCCGGTGCGACGACGTTCGCGGTCGTCGCCAATGGTGGTGGTGGTGGTGGTGGTGGGGCGTCGGCGGCGAACTCAACGGCCGGCACTGCCGGCGCGGGCCTCAATGCCGGTGCAGCGGGAGGTGGCGACACCTCAGGAGCCGCTGGCACGGCGGGCGGGAACAACTCGGGTTATGGTGCCGCCGGTGGCGGTGCGGGTGGCGGCAAGTCGGCCACCCCCACCGCGACGGCC